TGGATGTATTATCCAAAACGATACACTCGAAATTTTCTGTACAAGCGTCCATAACCTTGTTAAACATGTCAAAAGTCGGAAAGATACCAAAAAATGATTTATACAACTTTTCGCGGTTCTGGATAATGTTTTCTCGAAGAATAAATACATAATCAACATTAGCTCGAAGAGCTGGTGGAAGGTCCATACAATACTGCATCGTCAGCATGAAAAATATCTTCCAGTGACGCCCGTTCATGAAACACTGACGGATACACGTATCGCGCATGAATTTATTATCATACATACAGTCATCCAGTAGTAAGAATGCCCCACAATTCTTCTTACCCGCACCTACGAGTTTTCGCTGACGTTCCATGACACGTTCTATAGCTTCCCTGTCATAATCACCGTATATAAACAGGTCGGGGATATACTGCTGATAATAATGGTTACCTTCCTCAGTAGCCGATAAAACTATCCCTGCTGGTAAATGTCTTTTATGCCATAGGATATCCGTGACCAATGTAGATTTACCTGTATTACGTTTACCTATGAATACAAGGACTTTGTCGTCTGCGATCCCTGCGGGGTTGAATTTCCGTAGACGTAAATCCATCTATAATACCGCCCCGTTTTATTTCATAAAATTTTACTCACATGTAATAAGAATGGCAGGTCGTGCACAACTTGCTGTCACTGGTATCCAGGATCAATGGCTTACTGGAGAACCTAAATTCTCATATTTCGTCACTGTATATAGACGACACACACGCTTTTCTACGGAGGCGGTCGAAATGCCGTTCACGGGTGAGACTTCATTTGGACGCTCAGTCGAGTGTCATATTCCAACGAACATCGGTGATCTTATACGAGGTGTAACACTCAAAGTAAAACTTGGAAATTTATCACAACATGATAAAAATACTGTTCCATCTAAGAGGTATTATTATAACATACCACTTGGTAAAAGTATAATAAAGTACGCAGATTTGGTAATCGGTGGTCAGGTTATCGAAAGACTCACAGGCGATTATATATACATGTATGATCAGTTACATGGTAACAGGGATGATGTTAAACAGACGTTATACTATTTAAATGGTCATAACGAAACGCTGACAGTCTCTGATAGTTATAATACATTCTACGTTAATCTTCCTTTCTATTTTCATAGGAACCCGAGTTTAGCAGTTCCTGTATGCGCACTCACGAAACAGCAGGTAGAAGTCCGTGTAACGTTCAGAGATATAGATGATGACGTGTCATTTGAATACACGATACCATCAAATGGACAGGTGATCAGGAAAAAAACCACCGAAGGTTCTATCAAGAGTGCCTCGCTCATAACTGATTTCTACTTCATAACAGAAGATGAAAAAAACTTTTTACTCACACGTCCGATGGAATATGTAATTACACAGTTACAGAAATCGACTGTTCAATTTAAACCCGGGGAACTCAAAAAATCAGTGTTGTTGAAATTCACAAACCCGGTAAAGGAACTCATGTTCCTCGCGAAGGAAGAGACTGGAAGTAATTTCAACACGGAAGATCGCCTACTTAACACCTCATCATCGGATCAAACATTCTCGAGTGTTTTGAAGGGGTTTACCATAGGTTCGTCTACCAATACAAAACGATCAGACCACCGAATCATTAAGAACATAGACTTTCAATGTAACGGCGCGACCGTCTTTGATCACAGTGGTCAGTACCTCGCGTATCAACAGGCACTTCGGTATCATACTGGGTGTCCAGACCCTGCGTATGAATTCTATACGTATTCGTTCGCACTTAACCCAGAGGTGTATTACCCCACGGGGCAATTGAACATGAGTCGCATTATTCATAAAAAACTGGATATAGAACTCGACACTGTACCGACCGCTACATCGGGGGCGACAGTAGCTGATAAGACACGTAATATCAATGTAGGTGTCTACGCAGTTAACTATAACATTTTACGTGTAGAAGGTGGGTTAGCAGGTTTAAAATTTTAACATCTAATAATAGAAATGGCAGGTCGGGTCCAGCTTGCCATAACGGGTACCCAGGATGTATTTTTTACAGAAAATCCCGAGTATACCCATTTCATTAAACAATTTAAAAAACATACGAATTTTGCGATATCGAACATGAAACATGATGTCAGGGGTGAAATCGCGTATGGTAATACTGTAAAGTGTACTATACCAGCTGGTGCGGGTGATTTATTGAAGGGTGTTCGAGTCCATATAGATCTTCCAGCTTTGAGTGCTTATAGAGGATATAACGAATCAATCGGACATGCTATCATCGAACACGTAGATTTGATTATCGGGGGGCAGCTCATACAACGCATCCCCCGTGACTGGTTGCAGATTTACAGTGAGCATTACATTACACAAACAAAACAAACGGCGTTATCAAAATTAATAGGCAAGTATCCCGAAGAGAATTCTGGCACGGCTGTAGAAATTGGTACCAACCCTATAAACGGATACCTCGGTAATGCGACGACCCCCACGAAGTATATTGTTGATATACCATTCTATTTCCATAACAACCCTGAACTGGCTATACCCTTATGTGCCCTTACAAAACAAGAATGCGAAATTGAAATTAAACTGAGCGACGTTACAGATTGTATTTATACTGGTCACCTCGCATTCGATGACACATATAACCCGGACGGGACAACGTACACTGTCACAGTACAACAGGTTAATGGTTTGAACAAGTACCACATTAATGGATATGATAGACCCACTATTCGAATGAAGCGAGGGAGTACGTACTATTTCTCTATAAATGGGGGTACGGCATTTGTTCACCCTTTCAAAATTTCTACGACGATTGATGGAACTCACGGAGGAGGGGTGGAGTACACCACTCAACCCACTCAAATCTCATTCTCGGACGTATACTCATTCACCGTACCGATGGATGCCCCGGATTACCTGTACTATTATTGTGAGAATCACCCTGGAATGGGTGGTCAATTGAACATTATTAATCCCACGTTAAATAAGTCGAGTTTGAAAATTGATGATATATCCATACATACGGAACTTGTACATATAGATGAACTCGAAAGAATTAAACTTCAGTCCAGTAAACAAGAATACATCATCACACAACTTCAGCGTAACACGTTTCAGATTCCTGTATCGTCTGCGGAGGGAAAAGATGAATCGAAGTTTAGACTAAATTTCACAAACCCTGTAAAGGAACTTTATTTCGTAATCGCGAGAAAGAATACGGCTACGAGATCGTTCCATCCATTTGATTATGACCACCCTGAACAAATATACCCTCCCCCAGGGGAACCCGATGAACGGTATACGAATTATGAAAATCTCGTGAATTTGGAGTTAGACCTCGACGGAGATGTAGTACTGGACAAGGTCACCGGCAATGTTATAAATATGCGTGCTGTTCAGAGTGGTATCCATCATTCAAGGACACAACTTTTCAGGCGATTTTATTCGTACAGTTTCGCACTCGAACCCGAGCGATGGTATCCTACAGGGCAGCGAAATTTCAGTATGATTAAAGAGCAGAGACTGAAAATGACACTAAACAACAATATCGTAGATAGTCGAGAACTTAGAGTTTACGCGCTTAGTAGTAACATATTGAGAATTCACGATGGAACCGGACGCGTTGTCTTCCCAAATGGCCAAATCGGCGATTGATATTATTACACCTGTATTGGAAAGTGCGGTAGTACTTTCAGGACATTACGCCAGGGCGTGTGGTCGTGATACCATCCTAGCGAAAGATATGGAGTACTGTATGAAATATTGCGCTATGCATACAGTGGGGCAGCAGATCGGAACTTATTATCCCGATCTGTATAACAGTGATGATTCAGGAGAGGATGATATGTCCATTGATGAAGAAATCGACGAATCCGCGTTCGAACCGTATTCGGGTGATGACGAAAGGTTCACGAGAATAAACGACGCATATGACGCATGGGATGGATGGTCCCCATCCAATCCGTCAGAAGAAATGATAAAAAATGCTATTGATAGTAATGGAAACATGTCACAGTGATCTTGAAGGATGGACAACAATTTCAAATTATAAACAGCTCGATGACAGCGATTCAGATGATGATTCGGAAAGTTCAGACGATAATGTCAGGGGGTATCATCA